AGCATCTATTGAAGAATCGCTAGAATATTTAAACACACTAGATATAATTGGCTTTGACACAGAAACTATGGGTATGGATCCATATAACTGCCAATTATTATCTATGCAACTTGGTGACAATGACAAACAATATGTTATTGATTGCACCACAGTAGACCCTAGTGAGTATAAAGAGATACTTGAGAAGAAAGAACTTATAATGCATAATGCTAAGTTTGACTTGAGATTTTTATATTACCAGGGAATAATGCCTATCAAAGTATATGATAGTTTTCTTATGGAAAGAGTTCTTCATACAGGTATAGATACTGTTAGAAAATCTCTTGATGCTGTAACTTATAAATATTGTAAAATAGAGCTTGATAAAACTGTAAGAGGCCATATACACAGAGAAGGTCTGAGTGCTAGAGTAATAAAGTATGCAGCTGATGACGTGAAATATCTTCACGAAATAAGACGCAAACAAATAGTAGCACTAGAAGAAAAGGGACTGAAGAGAACAGCAAGTCTAGACAACGAATTTGTAAAAGTACTAGCATATGTAGAATACTGTGGTTTTTATATGAATCCACTAGATTGGCAAAAGAAATGCGATGAAGATTTAAAAGATCTTGCAGCTGTAACTAGAAAACTTAATTTATTTATACTAGATAATGCTGAAACTTATCAGCATTTTATTGATACACAATTAGATATGTTTTCTGAAGGCGTTAAGTGTAGAATAAATTGGTCTTCGTCTCAACAAGTTATACCGTTTATGCAATCTCTTGGTGTAGATACTAAGATTAAAGATAAGAAATCAGGTATAATGAAAGACTCTGTAGATAAGAAAGTTCTTGCTGGTCAAAAGAATAAACATCCTATTATTAAGACTTATATAGAATATACTGAGAAGCAAAAAGTAGTAAGTACTTATGGCGAGAATTGGTTTGACTATATAAATCCTAAAACAGGTAGGATACATTCTAATTTTACACAGATTATGAATACAGGTCGACTGTCTTCTGGTCAAAAAGCTAAAAAGAAAATGAACATACCACAAATGCCTAACATGCAAAATATACCTTCTGATACAAGAACAAGACATTGTTTCCAAGCAGAAGAAGGTAATATGCTGATTGTTAGTGACTATAGTGGTCAAGAGCAAATAGTTTTAGCTAATAGATCTAAAGATGCTGACTTGTTAGAATTTTATAAGAAAGGTCTTGGTGACATGCATTCATTTGTAGCATCTAAGATATTTCCTGAACTAGCAGAGCTTAGTCTTGGTGATATTAAAAATGATCATAAGCAGAAAAGACAGATAGCTAAAGGTGCAGGTTTTGCAATTAACTATGGCGGTACAGGCATAACTATATCTCAAAATCTTAATATATCTATGAGCAAAGGCGAAGAAGTATACAAAGCATATTTCAAAGCATTCCCTGGGCTAGCTAATTATTTTAAGACAGAAAAAGATAAGGCTATAAAACTAGGTTACATACAATTTAATAATGTAAGTGGCCGTAAATGTTATATACCATTCTTTGAAGACTTTCAAAGATTAACAGCTGAGATTAATGAAGACCCTGAGTTTTGGTCTGACTATAGAATACACAAAGCTAAGAATACTAGTAAGTTTCAAGAGTTTTATAAACCTAAAGTACGTCAATATTTTATGAAGAAAGGTGATATCGAAAGAATGTCACTTAATTATCCTATTCAAGGTTCTTCTGCAGATATTACTAAACTTCCGGGTATATATTTCTTTAGATATCTAGAAAAAAACAATCTATTATTTAACGTTAAGATGGCTAATGTCGTCCATGACGAATGGATTGTAGAATGTAAAGAAGATATGGTCAATGAAATATCTAATGTATTGCAAGATTGTATGGAACGTGCAGGTGATGTGTTCTGTAAAACAGTAAAATTAAAAGCCGAGCCTGAAATAACAAAGTATTGGCAACATTAAAAACAATTAAATGAAGATAATTAAAAATCAATGGGAAGTAAGACCTTTAGATACTAAAGGCACAGATAAAATAATAACTAAAGATTTTGTAGAGAAATACCATTACCATGCAGGTATGGGTAACGTTTGTACAAATATCTTTGGATTATATTATAAAGGAGATCCTAATACTTTACATGGAGTATCTGTATGGAATGTTCCTACGGCAGGAGCTGCTAAATCAGTAGGCAATGACCATAGGGCTGTGTTATCATTAAGTAGATTTTGTTTAGTAGATGATAGACCTGAAAATTCAGGTTCTTTTCTTATTAGTCAAAGTATTAAAGGGCTTGATAAAAGATACAATATGTTACTTACATATGCTGACACTGCACAAAATCATGATGGTGGTTTATATAGAGCTAGTAATTGGAACTATAACGGTATGACAGGTAAAAATCCTTCATACATAGACCCTGTAACAGGTCGTGGTGTATCTAGAAAGAGCGGTAAGAATAATTATTCTAGACAAGATATGGTAGATATGGGCTATCAATATATGGGTAGTTTTTCTAAACATAGATTTATTTATCGTAGAACAAATAGAAAAGGTATAGTAATTAATTCTAGGCCTACAGATAACCTCATCTTTTCAAAAGATGGTAAAATAATTAAAAATGACAAGAACAGAGAGACAGATTGAAGTACTAAAAAAATGGCGAGCGAATAACTTTAGAGGTATATTCCAAGCTGCTACAGGCTTCGGTAAAACTTATACTGCTATAATGGCAATACAAGGTATGGTTACAAAAGCAGGTATAGAATCTTGTTTAGTAGTTGTGCCTACTATTACATTAAAAGCACAGTGGGAGGCAGAGTTAGCTAAACATAAAATAAAGTTTGCTGATGTGTTAGTAATCAATACAGCAATAAAGCAACCTCGTAATTATGATATGTTAGTGCTCGACGAATGCCATAGATATGCTGCAGATAGTTTTAAAAGAATATTTGAAGTAGCAGATTGTGAGTATATAATGGGTCTAACAGCAACGTTAGAGCGCGAGGATGGTCTCCATGATGTTATACTAGATTATTTAGAAGTTATTGATCAAGTAACTGTAGATGAATGTTTAGATAATGGATGGATTAGTCCATATACTGTGTATAATGTAGCCGTGCCTTTACCAGATGATGAGCAAATAGCTTATAAAAAAGCTAATAATAGTTTTAAGCATTTTGCTGCTACTTTAGGATTTGGTGGTGATGCATTCAGAAATGCTCAGAAATATCTAAAAGGAGGTTCTAATGAACAGAAAGGAAAAGCGGCTATGTATTATGCTGCTATGAGAAAACGTAAAACTATATGTTTAAGTAATTCTAATAAAGTTGAAGCAACTAATAAGATTATAGAAGCACTTGGTAAAGTAAACGGCCTTATATTTAGTGGTACTACTGATTTTGCAGAAAAGTTGCAAGAAAAACTTGGTGATATTTGTATGAGCTTTCACAGCAAAATAACAAAGAAACAACAGAAAGACATAGTAGCAAGGTTCAAGGACAAACGCACAAAAGTGCGCTATTTGAGCAGTGTACAAGCACTAAATGAAGGCTTTAACGTACCTGATTGTTCTATAGCAATCATTGCAGGTTCTAACTCTACTAAAAGGACGTTTATACAACAATTAGGTAGAGTTGTGCGTATGCAAAAAGGCAAGCAAGCAGTTATTGTAAATCTATATACTCCTGATACTCAAGATGCCGTTTGGACTAAGAAAAGGCTTGACGGTATTGATAAAAATAGGGTAATTTTTTGTACCTTAGATGAGTTTCTAAATCAACTTAATTATGAAAATACACTTAACTCTGGAGTTACTCCAGCAGTCATCCCTGACTCCAAATCAGATAGTATTACTACAGCTTCTGTATAACAAAGATTATTTAAATATAGAAAAACTCTTTACAAAAGAAGTAGCTCTTGAGACTAGAGATTCTTTAGAATCTAGTACTTATATATTATCTAAAGGCGGAATGTTTATGGATACTATTATTAGTAACGGAGAAATAGAGAAATTATTTGGTATACGTGGAGATCAAATTAATTTTTGGGAATTTTATCAGTGTTATCCTGTAAGAGTAGGTAACAGAGTACTGCGTGCATCAGGTGATATTGCACAAGTAGCTAAGAAACATGAGAAGAAATATCTTTCTAGAGTTAAAAGAACGGCTCAACATGAATTAGCTATTAAAGCTACTGAAGCATTTGTAAGCATGCAAAAACGTGTTGGTAAGCTTCAGTATTTACCTAATATGGAGACTGTTCTTAATAACAGTATGTGGGAACAATGGGCAGTCTTTATACAAGATAAAGGTGTGGAAGAACAGGAGTGGAACTCTGATCAAATTTAAAAATTATATGACAGCAAAAATTAAACATTGGGATAAATTAAAACAAGACATAGAACGTGGCAAACAAGGATTAAATACAGGTATACCTTTTGAAGGTTTTACAACGTTAAGTGATCATATAAAAAATATACAGCCAGGTCGTTATGATTTAATTTTCGCAGGTACAAGTGTCGGTAAAACTGCATTTGTTAATTCAACTTATGTATATGGGGCTATAGATTTTTTACAATCAAACCCTGGATACATTCATGATCTAGAGATTATATATTATTCTTTAGAAATACCGCCAGCATATCAAATAGCAAAACATATTGCTAGTCTTATATGGCGTGAACACGGTATACTTACTAATCTCAATGAGATAAGATCGCTAGGTTCTTCAGAAATACGTCCTGAAGTGGCAGCTCTTATACCTCAATACGAGGCTAAGGTGAATGAGATACAAGATAAATACTTGCACTATCGTACTTCTCTTAGTCCAGAATTTTTGTATAAAGATTTAATGGGTTATGCAGAAAAGCGCGGCCAAGTTATTAGAAATAAGGATAATATTATTATAAATTATATTCCTAATAATCCTAAACTAATTACTCTTGTTGTGATAGATCATATAGGTCTTATAAATTACAACAACTACGCTAATCTTAAAGAAGCTATGGACAAAGTATCTAGAACTCTAGTGTTCTTTAGAAATATGTTCAACTTTAGTCCTACAGTTATATCTCAAATAAATCGTTCCTCAGAATCTATGGACCGTAGAGAAAAAGACAACTGGATGCCTATGTTAAGTGATATCAAAAACAGTGGTAATATGTCAGAAGATGCTAATACTGTAATAGGTTT